CCGATCACCCTCAACATCTGTGGGTATCACAACGACTCTGCCAAGCAGGACTCGATCGAGGCAGCTACAGCGTGGGTCGGTGCCACGGTGTCGTCCACAATGTTCCCCGACCGCCAGGACATCTTTGTCGTCAACGACTGCGCCCCGCCACGCATCCCCGGCGTGTCGTCGTCGTCCTACAAGACGACGATCCAGTCCTACCTGGGTCAGAACACAGGCGACAGCTACTCGGCCAGCTACGGGCCATGGGTGGTCATCCCGCACCCGGCTCGGATCGGAACCACACTCGCCATCCCGCCCGGTGGAGCCGTGATCGGCATGATGGCTCGCATCGACGCCACGGTCGGCGTGTTCCGTGCGCCAGCCGGTGTGATCGCCGGACTCAGCAACGCTGTCGGTGTGCAGACCAAGTTCACCGACACCGAGCTTGGCGACCTGAACGCTCAGAACATCAACATCATCCGCTCGGTGGTTGGTGCTGGCATCTGCGTGATGGGTGGCCGTACTCGCAAGACCTACGGCACCGACCGTTACATCAGCGCTCGCCGCACGCTGATCTACATCAAGGAAGCGATGCGGCGCTCGACCCAGTTCGCTGTGTTCGAGAACAACGACCAGCGGTTGTGGTCGGCACTGCGGATGAGCGCCGAGCGCTTGCTCCGTCCACTGTGGGAGGCCGGTGGCCTGCGCGGTGCCAGTGCCGGACAGGCCTACTTCATCCGTTGCGACGACACCATCAACACCCCGGCTGTGATCCAGTCCGGTGAAGTGCGGATGGAGTTGGGCGTGGCGCTTGAGTACCCCGCCGAGTTCATCATCATCCGCGTGACCCAGTTCGATCAGGGCACGTTCACCGCCGAAGTCCAGCCCCAGAACTGATACGGAGGTATCACAATGCCAGACCTGACCAACATTGTGGAACGGACTCGACTTCGCGCCGACCCGGTCCGCAACTTCAAGTTCCAAGTCCAACTGTTCCATGGCGACACCGAACTCCAGAGCGAGATCGGCAAGATGGGCTTCATGTCCATCGAGGGCATGGCCATGAACACCGAGATGGTGGCCTACCGCGAGGGCGGATGGAACACGAATCCGCACAAGCTCCCCGGCCAAACTGACTTCGCTCCGCTGACGATGTCGGCGGGCGTGTTCTACGTCAAGCCGGGGATGTGGTGGCTCGCCAAGCAGATGTTCTCGGTCCAGTGGGGCGAGGGCACGATCTCGATGGGCGAGGAGTACCGCTTCGATATGGCGGTACGGGTGCTCGACCATCCCGTCACGGACGGCGGGCAGTCCGGCACCGTTGACACCATCGGAGCCGTGATGGCGTTCGGGTTCTACAACTGCTGGGTCGCCAGCGTTGGCTTCAACAACCTGAGCGCCATGGACAACGCCGTCCTCATCCACCAGATGACGGTCCACCACGAAGGCTTCGATGTCTTCTTCGGGAACACCGACGCCATGAACCTGACCGATAGCAAGGCTCGTATCGGTCGAGGGACGGCTGCGGTCGCCTCATAACCCAACCAAGGAGTATCACAACGTGACTGACTTACTGTCTGAACAACCACAACGGAGCATGCAAGATCAACTTCGCTCTGCCAAAGAGGCCATCGCTGGTCCGGTGCCGATCATTGCTGACGCACCGGACGTGATGCTGGTCCTGCCTCGCGGCCTGCACCACAAGGGGGCATGGCAACGCGAAGTGATGGTGCGTGAGTTGACGGGGGTGGACGAGGAAGCGCTCGCCAAGGTTCCTGATCAACTCGCCTTCTTCTCGTCCGTGATCGCGCTCGGTGTCGAGAGCCTCGGGGAGATGCCGCTCGGTGCCATGCCGCTGGCCGAGCGCAAGCACCATCTCGGTGAACTCCTGCTCGGTGAGCGGGAGCAACTGTTCGTCAAGATCGCCCAGGTGACGTTCGGCAACAGCAAGGAGCTTGGCTTCAACTGCACGCGGTGCCAGACCGAGCAGGAGGTAACCCTGCTGCTCGACACCGACTTCAAGCCCAAGGAGGTCGAGGGCGTCGATGTGGTGCTGCACCAGTACACCAGCACCAAGGGCGACGTGCTCGACTACCGGGCGGCGATCGGTGCTGATCAGGAAGAGGCCGTGGCCAAGAAGGGCACGACCCAGGCCGAGCAGAACACCATCATGATCTCTCGTTGTGTTACCAAGCGCAACGGTGAGATCATCGTGGACCCGCTCAAGTTCTCCCGAAACCTGAGTATCAAGGACCGTCAGGTGCTCTTGAAGCTGCTGGTCGATCTGCAGCCGTCGATCGACCTGGAACTCAAGACACTGTGCGTGGCGTGTGGGGGTGAGCAGACCATCGCCCTGGGCTGGGGCGACATCTTTCGCCCCTAACGATCAGGCGCTCTACATCACGTACGACGTGATTGCGTTCGGGTATCCGGGGTGGAACTTGAGTGAGATACGAGCGATGACCGTCAGGCAACGTGAGTACTGGGTGAAGATGATCCGCTGGAAGAAGGACCGCTATGCCACCTGAACCGGACGCAGCAGGCACGAAGGGCCTCAGCGTTCCTCATCTCGGCGCAGGTGTCGATCTGCGGTTGACGGAGTTGGAGGGTGCCTCCAACACGATCAAGACCCTGAACACCAACCTCAGGGACCTGCAGAGCGTGCTGCGTGGCTTCGGCACGTCGTCGGGCAACGCGCTCAACAACATGCTCAAGGAGATCAAGAAGAACGCTGATCTCGCCAGCGGTGCTGTCGCTGGTGTCTCTGGTTCGGCAGGTGCGCCTTCCGCCTCCAGTGGGAGTGGTCCAGGGACGGCATCGTTCGGTGGCAGCGGCAGTTGGTTCTCCAGCGCCTCGGGTCAAGCGCAGTCGGTTGGTCAACGACTGTCGGGCGGCATCGCTTCCGCTTCCACGTATCTCACCGGGTTCTCCAACCCTGTCGTCGGCGCAGGCATGGGCACCCTGCGCTTCCTGCGCGACCGCATCGCCACCAACCGCAACCTGGCGATCCAGTCAGGCGCAGACCTGGGCATGGTCGCTCGCCAACAGGGCACCAACGTGGCCAATGTGATGGGACAGGTCGGCCAGTTCCCTGGCGGCATCATGGGCACGCCGCAAGACCTGCTCGGGCTGTTCTCCAACGCACCCAGTTTGGGTGCCTCGTTCGGCTTCGGTGGTCAGGCGGGAGGCCAGGGCGTGCGAGCGCAGGGCCTGCTCGCAGGTGTCCGTCAGGCGCAGATGCTCAATCCCGGTGCGTCAGTGGGTCAGATCACACAGGACATCGGTGGCTTCGCTGCCAATACTCAGGCCCAGCAGACCGGTGCGTATCTCACTGGCGGTGCCTACTCGATGATCAAGGCTGGAGGCCGACAGAAGTCGCTCTCTGAATGGGCCGACGACATCATGAAGTGGTTGGAGAACCTGCGTGGTGGCTCCAAGAAGGGCGTGCCCTTCAACTACGGCGAGTTGATGGCGCAGTACTTCCCCGGCAGCAACATCGACGCCTGGTTCCAGGCCAATGGTGTGCCCGCCAACATGAAGAACTATTGGTGGACCTACGCACTGGAGAAGGCCAACAAGGGTGGCGAGTCTTCTCGTACTGGTGTCCCGTTCAACATCACACCGGACGACACCAACGTCGCCTGGCAGCGTCTGCGTTCCTCGTCGGAGTTGACCCGCACCGAGTTCAACCTCGGCTCGCAGATGACCGGTGCGTATCTCAATAAGGAGTCGGCCAACCGCTGGTTCAACCAGATGTTCGGCACGGCCCAGACGAGCCTGATCCCGGCGCTCAGCGGCTCCAAGGCGATGTCGTGGATTCAGTACCTGCCGGACACGATCGAGGACCTGCTGATGTCCGGCGTAGAAGGCATTGCCAAGGGCGTCGGTGATGTGGGTGATGTGGGTGACAACGGCGGCGGATACTCCGATATGGGTGGTACTGGCCTCGCAGGACTCAGCCCCAACATGCGCTCCAAGCTCGGGCCGATGCTGCGCGCCAACAGCCGGATTCGAGTCACATCCGGGCTTCGAGACAACGCCATGCAGAAGCGGCTCAAGGCTCGGGGGTATACCTCGGTATCAGGAGGACCTTCTGCACACACCCGTGGGGATGCTGCTGACCTGGGGCCTCCCAGCCAGTACCCCTGGATCATGGCGAACGCCAAGAAGTTCGGACTCAAGAGTGGCAAGAGCCAGGGCGAGCCGTGGCACGTCGGTGTCGGTGACTTGGCGAGTGATCTCGCTTCCGCGAGTTCCAACAGCGATAGCCCGTTCGACATCTTCAACGCCATCACATCGTCAATGACCAACGACCCAGAGGCCATCTCCAAGTTCATCGCATCCATGATGGGCAGCCTGCTCGGCAAGCTCACTGACATGTCGGGAGGCAGTGCAGCGCCAAAGCAGGACTTCCAACTGTTCGACAAGCTGGTGGCCGCTTCCAGGGGGACCAAGATCGGTGGGCTTCCGGCAACGCAGGGCAAGTCCAACGCCGACAACTTCTGGAGCCTCAATCCGCTCGACAACCTCAAGTGGCTCGGAGGGGTGTTCAGCGGAGGTAGCAACGATGGCAGCATCAACAACCTCCCCGGCTACATCAACTCCGATCGCAACCGAGACACCAGTCGTACCGGTAACACATACAACGACTTCTTCAAGCAAGTGCTGAGCGGGTTGGGTGTTCCTGTCACTCCGTCCAACCTGGCGAAGATGGGAGCGCTCGCCAAGTTTGAGGGCGGTGGCGGCACCTTCAACCCGTTCAACTCGGTGGGCGGCGACTTCCCCAACAAGTTCAACAGTGTCGGTGTCGAGAACTACCCGACGTGGGACACAGGCGTCCAGTACACCGTCAAGCTGCTGAACCAGGACAACACCGCGGGCATGCGCTCCAACCTCCAGGGCGGTGGTTCATGGTCCGACTGGCGCAGTGCCGTGACTGGCTTCTACCAGTCGTGGAAGGGGCCACCGATGCCCAGCATCAGTGAGACGAGCGCCAACGCCTTCCTCACCAGGACGCCGCCAGGGATCGGTGACATGGAGTCGATGAACTACGCAGCGAGTGTCCCGGCCAGTCGGCCCGGTGCGCTGCAGTTCAACAACGTCTTCCACATCAACGGTGGCGGCAGTGGCGGCAGTGGTGCCACAGCGATCGACAT